TTACCTATTATGGTCTCATGAATGCTATCCATCGTACCCAAAAGGACAGTGAAGTTAGAAGGAGAGATGTTAATAATACTACCTTTGGTCGAACAAAGGTAATTAATAATCCTAAGAAATTCACAGTGCGCACACTCAGGTTAGAAAATACTCCTAAAGGGATGATACGAGTTATGCGTCTCTGGAGGATAGTATAATGTCTGCATCCAAGCTTGCTGAAGTTCATCAGAAACTCACAGAGTTTGGAGTGGGTGTTCAGGCTCTGTCTACATTGTCGTATAAAGACGCAATGAATCTATTAAATTATAAGCGGAATCAGTTGGCGGACTGTATTGACCCCGATGATATGGCTGCTTATTATGGCGAACAGGCAGAGGATTTAGAAACTACTTATGAAAGGAGCATACATGACTGAAGCATTGATGCATACTATTCAATTATGGTTAATAGCGGGTCTTGTAGTCTTACAGCTTGCAATTCTTTACAGGTTTAAAGGTTTATATAGAAAATTAAACTGGTGGAGAAAAAAAGCATTAGCTACTAATAATACCCTCAGGAATGTTAACTATAAGTTAAATGATGTTTTACAGAAAAAAGGAGATTCCAGTAATTGAATTATCTTCTTCTAAAAAAGCATCTTCCAAGTAAAGCTATACGTAATAAAGGGATTTATGCTACAATAGACGCAGTAAATTTCATTAAAAGTAAACTAGAAAGCAGGAAATTACAGGGTCCAGTTCAATATCTTATTGAGACTACAAAGGAACCTCTAAAGCCTGAAAGTTCATACAAGGTAGATAGGTACTTATCCACCTTATCCACTAATCAGCCAGAATAGGAGGACTATATTATGGCAAATGTCAGTGTGATATCATTCACCAATGGGGGAATACCTCAGGATGCTGAAGCAGATACACCGGCTCAAATCGCCCAAAACATGGGAATGGGATTGGAAAACACGAAGATTTATGTAGATGAATCTGCAGTGCAAGCCAATCATGTTCTACGTGATGGCGACTTGGTTTCTTTCCAAAAAGGAAAGGTTGAGTCTGGTAGCTAAGCTATCCGGATGTAGCTTGTGGGGGAGCGAAAGCTCCCCTACTTGTCCCCATAATCAATCAAAAACTATCAAAAGGAGGAATCTATGTCAACGACAAAGATGGTTCACGGAACGAAAAAAGCACTTGAAGACGCATTCAATGATATAAGTTTTGAAGAATACAAATGTTATGTCCCTACTTTCCCTAAGAATGAGTGGGCTAAAAAAGTTACTAAAATATTTGCAGAGCTATCCGAAGAAAAGAAAGGGAATATTTTCATAGTCTCAGCATTTATAACTATGTTTTATAAATATTTCAGATGTTTCTGGACTCCATGGACTATGGGAGAAAGTAATCGAAAGAAAGCATTTAACTATGAATTTATCGAAGAATCATACGAATCAATTATGCAAATAGTTAAAGATAATCCAGAAATAGAAGATAGTTTAGCTATTAAAGCTCATTTTGAGCACCTTTATGGTTATCTTTTAGTGAAAGATTTCTTAAAAGGGATTGATGAGATATATTGGTACGCTAAAAGTATTCATCCCATAATGGTTACAAGAGAAACAATAATGGGTGATGGACTGCTGATATTGTTTACTGATTTGAGTATCAGAGGTTCACACAGAACAAAGATATGGCCAACATTCTTCTCTCCTAATCAAACATATTCACGAAGAACAACTACTGGAAGCTATACTCAATTAACACCTGAAGGATATAATCACTTTAAAGGGATTACAAATACTAAAAGACAAGTTAATTGGTTACTGATGGGTACACGAGAAACAGTTGATGGGAAAAGGAAACCAGCACGATGGATTGATGCTATACATCCACATATCTCAAATAGAGAGCCTTGTTTAGGTGGTTGGCAAAATAGACTCAGCAAAGATTCAGATTATGGTTATGCTAAAGTATTTATGAAAGATATAAAGGGTTATTTATGTACTTGGTCAGTTATAAGTCCTTTTTGGAATATTAACCATCAGTATCGACATACCTATAATTTTCCTGCTATTAAAGGAAGAAGAAAGTGTCATTGGGATGGTATAGATAGTCAATATCTGAGAGTTCATTTTCCTGATTTGCTTCGAAAAGATACTGGTTGGGGCGTTGCAAGGTTAGCTATGCAGCAAAAGCATGAACTCGGTTATTATACTGATTCCTTTCTATCTAAATATGATGCTTACTTACAAGTGAAAATGGTTGATAGCGTAAGAACTTGCGAAATATTAAATAGAATTCATGGTTTACATTTAACAGAAACACCACAACAGTATTGGAGTAGTATGAATGATATTGGTTATTTAAGAATTCACCATCTTCAAAGATATGGATGGACATTAGCTGATAGTAGGAGTGGTACAACGACTCTTATACAGAGTTTAAATGGAATCCGTCCAATGAATTTCTTTAGAGATATGATGGGTAGAGCAAAACATTGTATAGAACAGTACATTGCTACGACTCAAATCAATACTCATTGGTCTAATCTTGACCCTATGCAAGTAACTAATAGTAAAATAGCTGATAATCTAGGTTCATTAAATAAAATAGAAGAAATCTACAGTGATATATTCAATCTTATGAATAAACAAGAGTTTGATGAGCGTACATTAACACAAGAAAACCCATGGGCTTCAAATGCTTATTATGGCAGATATATTTTAAATCTAATCATGGATTATAAATTTATGAGAAAGTTTTTAGATATGTGGGTCATAAAAACATATGAGCGGGAAATCTCTAAATTAACCAATCTAACAAAGGAGTTCTCTGATGAGCTTACTAATCACACAACCAATGCTGGACAAAGTGAACTATTTTCTGCGGACGTTTCCGTCTAAAGAATGGTCTGGACCAGCATGGTATTTCAAATCTAAATCAACCGAAGAGGGATTTCCAGAGGATTTTCAATTAATGGATTTCCATCCTTTAGATTTAGGCGACACATCGAGTACGGAATGGGATTCAGATGATTTTGCGAAAATATTAAAAAAGAAATATAAAGCGAATAAAGACTTAAAGAAATGTTATATAGGACTATTGCATTCTCATCATACTATGGGAGCTTTCTTCTCGGGGACAGATACTAATACCTTAGAAGAAATGGCACCAAAAGAAGGTTTCTATCCTAGTTTAGTAGTTTCTACTAAAGCTGATAAACAGTTTGCATTTGGATTTAGTTATCTTGACCAGTATGGTAAAATTAGTATCTTTAAAGACGAAGAGATTGAATTAGCAGTTCCTTCTGCTAAAGATGAATGGAAAGAAATAGCTAAGAAAATCAAAGCTGAGGCTAAAACTACAGCTATTACTACTCATTACCCTCGAAATGGATATCAAGGAAGTTTCGGTTGGGGCAGTGGCTATAATGGTTATGACAATGATGTTATTCTGGATGAAGAGACATTACAAAAGGGTAAGGATATTTGGAGCAAATTCAAAAACCCTCAGAACAGTATGTCTCATGCTGAAATGAATGCTGAAATGAAGAAGATTGGTGTGGATAATCCCCATGGAGTCTTTAGTGGAACAGGATTTAGGTACTAAGATGACTGAAAATAGATTCCTGCGTAATAAGGATTTGATAGACCAGAGATTACTTGATAAAGTTACTGTTATAGGTTTGGGTGGCATCGGTTCAACCGTTGTCACCCTATTATCCATAATGGGATGGAATAAGATTGTAGGCTGGGATGCTGATACATTAGAAGACCATAATCTTAGTAGTACAACTTATCCAACTTCTTACTCAGGAAGTCCAAAATCGCTTGCAGCATTGCATATGGCAAATGATTATTCAGGTGGAGAAACAGAGTTTGTAAATAATGAGGATAAATGGAGTGCGGATAAAGGATTAGACAATAAAGTTATAACCTGTTTAGATAATATGGATACAAGACTCGAAGCTTATGAAGAATGGAGAGAAATAATATATGGCTCTAATGCACATGATATGGTATGTCAGAATGGATTCTTTATTGATTTAAGAATGAGTGCTTTAAGTTTAGAAATGATTACAATTACTTGTAGAACTGGTGGTTTCTTAGCTAAAACTGGAGAAATTTATGAGAAACATTGGGTACCAGACAGTCAGATTGAGCCAGCTCCGTGTACAATGAAACATACGATTTTTGCAAGTAGTATTATAGGTGGGTTAGGAGTGAATCAGGCCTTTAATTGCGTTGCGAATAAGCCTTATTATTCGTATATTTGGGCTGGTCTATTGCCGTTAAATCTTGAAAAAGATAATTTAGTTAAACCATTAAAGATGGAGTAAAGAACATGGATATTAAAGTCCGTAGTATCTCCACAGATTGGTCAGTAATGCCCGGAGGGTTGACTTGGTATTTTATCGGTCAGCCCAAAACGGGTAAAACTACTGCTGCCAGTGCATGGAGTGAAAAAGGCTCAGAAGGTGTTCTATTAATAGATACCGATTTGGGCGTAGACTTTGTTGAGGGGGCTAATACAGTAACCGTCAACAGTCTAAATCCACCCGAGGAACTAATAAAAGAAAAAGGCGAACAAGTTTATGACAATAAAGGTCGCCCACAATCAAAGATACTCCCACCAAGTAAAAGAGGTTTTTATCATAGGATAGGAAAAAACAAAGGAAAACCAATGGAAGTTTATTCTCTCCAAGAAGTTTTCATGTGGCTCTATGATGAATGGGACAAATTACCCTATGAAACTGTGGTCCTTGATACCGTTGATGAAGTTAATGAATGGATACAAGACGAAGTAGTCAAGGAACTTGGTATCACTGCTATGGGAGAAGGACAATGGGGTGCAGACTGGGGGAAAGCCAGACGTAGAAATCTTGATATTGTAAAAAGATTTCAAGGTTTTCTCAAAAGTAAAGGAGCTAATTTGATTTTAATAAGTCACTCTAAAAGCACCCAAATTCAAGACAGTAAAGTACAATTATCTCCGGATTTACCAAGAGGATTAGCCTATGCATTAACTGCTAAAGCTGATGTGATTGGTTATTGTACTGCAGACAAAGATAGTAAAGGATATTATATATCTTTTCAAGCTTATGATGAACGAACTGTAGGTAGCAGGTTAAAGCCTCTTGCCCAGCAAACATTAGAGCTTAGCTATGACTCAATTAAACAACAAATCTTAACCTTTGAAAAGGAGGAAACCAATGCCAAGGTTTAGACCAACAGCAACAGCAAATGGAGTAGGAAGTTCATTTGGAGGATTCATGGAAGGACAAATCGTTGACTTTAACGACCGTTCAGATGAATTCACATGGGCAGATATCTTTATAGATGTCACATTCCGAGTACCATCCAGTCAATACCCAGTAATTTATTCCCTTAAAGGAACTTACGACAAAGAAGATAATGGTAATATAAAGAGTTGTTCTCTATTAAATAGAATATACTACTTATTTGATGCCATTGGATTCACAGGCGGACCCAATGTAAAGGGAGAATGGGAAGACAGTGATGGAAATATCATACCAAAACTTGACGATTATCTATCTAAAAATCATATCAAAGACGACGCATTAACATCTGAAGTAAATCCATACCATATTTTCGTATATAAGGAATGGATTGCCGACAAAGGAAAAGCCTATACCAGAGTTTGTCCTAAAATCGTTATGAATACGACTAAAGGGATAGCTGACTTAAAGTCATATGTAGCCTTCCTACGGCAGAAAAACATCCTAAAAGAATATACAGGCGAAGCCACTCAGGAGGGAGACACCCCTTCCTCCACATCCAGTCAAATCCCCTTTTGATAGGTTAGCCTGTGTACATTGAGGTGGCAGTCGGCAGTCCCCGGAAACGAGGGCTGCTGATTCCCCTTGATACATTGCCCGATTTAATTTATAATGAAGGCAAAGAGCAAGCTGTATATCGTAGCACATATCTTTATTATGAAGATGCTATAGATTACAGAAAAATCAAGGGGAGTCTCAAGGATTTCCTTGGGACACGAGGCATAGATTGGATACCTGTTGATATCGACAAAGGTCAGAATACAGACGAGTTTACTCTTGACACCGTAAGAGGATTCATTTATGAATTAGAAGACTATGGTGCTAAAGAAGGTAATTATTCCATATACTTTAGTGGAACTGGTTACCATGTAATGATTCATGCTGATACCTTTGGGTTTGAAACATCTCGAGATTTGCCTTATATAGTAAGAGAAACGATGAAGGGTATGTTTAATTACATCGACATGTCGGTATATATGCGAACTGCAATGATAAGATGCGATGCAAGTCTAAACGCTAAAGCTGGTCTTTATAAGATTCCAATTCTTAAAAATGACCTTTTTATGAATGATTATACTTGGATACAAGAGCGTGCTAAAGAAAGACTTCCAATATCAGAGCCAACAGAAGAAAATTATGGTGAAGGTGAATTAAAAGAGCATATTAGAAAAGATGTCCCCGGAATACGAACTCTAGCAAATGTAACTGAGCCTTCAAAGTATGTGACTTGTATGCAAACAGTATATAAGCTTGGTCCAGTTCAAGGTACAAGAAACAATGCAATATTAAGATTGGCTGCACACTATAGAAAGTCTGGGATAACATCTGATGCTGCAAAGTCTGCTATTCTACATTGGAATAACAAAGCATTAGATGAGCATTTAGTTCTTAAAAAGATAGAAGACACATATAACAGAGGATATATTTATAAATGTAATGACCCTATCATGTCATTGCATTGCAATCCAAAGTGTGTTTACTATAAAAACAAAGACTATAGCATAGATATATTCCAGTCTGATGATATGCAGAAATCTTTAGAGACTAGAATGGATACTAACTTTAAAGGGAAAACTATCCAGCTTGGAAAATTACTTGGATTACCTGAACAGATTGATTGTGATATTTATCCGGGAGAGTTAGTAACTATCTTTGGAGCTACTGGTTCTTCAAAGACCACTCTTGCTCAAAATATAGCTCTGGGATATAATGCCAAAGAAGATATTATAGACCCAGAATTACAGATTCCAACCCTGTTTCTATCTCTTGAGTTATCAGAGTGGTATATGCATAGAAGACATTTACAAATACTAAGTGATAAAAGTAAAAAAGATGTAGCCGCTTACCATAAAGAGTTATGGAAATTCCATAAGAATGAATTAAATCATATAAATGTTACGACTGTGAGCCCCAGTGTTGAGCAAATTGCAGAAATGGTAAGAAAAACCGACCCAAGACTTGTTATTATTGATTATATTGACCTAGTTGAACCTCCCAAACATATTCGTGGAGAATATGAAAGCATACGATACATTTCACATCGTTTAAGTAGCATGGCTGTGAATATGGATATAATAATTATTCAAATTTCACAAATTAGCCGTTCTTATTCCAGAGAACAGATTATGGATATGTATGCTGGGAAAGGAAGTGGTGCTATAGAAAACGCATCACGGAAAGTCCTTGGTATAACAGGCGATGCGAAGAAACCTACCAAAAAACTGGAGTTATTTAAGAATAGTGATGGTGATTTATTTACAGACCATTACTTAAAATGGACTCCTTCTTTCCGTTTAAAAATAACCGATGGAGGTACAAATGAAATTGGTTAAAAGAACCACAAGAGATATAATTGGTGACTACATTGACAATGAAAACTATATTGACTATCTAGAAAAGACTGAGGATGTAGACTCCGATGAGTATTCAACAAGATTAACACAATATGAAGAGTCAAAAAAAGCTCTCGAACTAGAAATAAGGAATAAAATTGATAAAGTAGACTATGTTGTTTTAGAAGTGAAACGTAAAGAGCATTTAATTGATGCTGAAGTTGATGCTTTAAAGAATGAGATTGATAGATTAAAACAAAGAAAGCGTTCTATAAATAAATTCAGAGATTTCGTAAATAAAATACTCTTACCAATGGTTATCGAAGAAGTGGGAAATGCAGATGGTGTTTGGGAAACGGATGTTGCAAGATATAAAATGTACGAGACTTATGGTCCAGTAGATGTGAATCCAGAAATGTGTTCAAGAGACTTTATTAAAGTTGAAGTCAAAGAAAGCATAGATAGAGTTAAGGCACGAAATGCAGCAATATCAGCAGATAAGAATGATAAGCCAATGCCTGATGGTATTGAAATTAACAAAGTTAAGAGAGTGAGAAGGTCATGAGCGAATGGATGGATAAAGATTCATACAAGCGAGTCTTGGATGAACAGAAATTTAACAAACTATTCAATTGGATAAAAATCGAAGGAGGCTGTTTAATAAATATTCTTACCTTTTTCAGATTAGGATTCCAACAAGCACATGACGAAGGAGGAGGATTCGTACAATTCAATGTCGGATTCTACCGTTTTAATATAACGCTTCAATTTGGAGTAGACAACCATGGCGTATAGACCAAATCAAAGACAAACAACACAGCAAGAGAATATTCATAATGCACTTTTAAGAGGAGAAAAAATAACTCCTATGGATGCGTTACATAGGTGGGGGTCTTTAAGGCTTGCTGCTATAATACATAATCTAAGAAAAGATGGTTTGGATATTTCCACAACCATTGTTAAAAGGCGCAATAGGAATTTTGCTGAATACAAGCTGGAGTCAGACCCCGGCTAAATGAAAGAGAAGGAACGATTTAAGCGGGTACTCTATCCAATTCATAAGACGTTTTGGGAAAGGGTACATAAAAAGCTTTTAAGAAAGATTTCAACTTTAAAAAGCTCGCTTAAGCGAAGGTCGTATGATAATGGTGTAATATTTGATATCAGCAGTAAAGATTTGAAGGAATTATTCCTTGATTTCTATGGCAAAGAATGCCGGTATTGCGATAAGATACTCAGAATAAATACCATTGTCTGCGACCATATCGTTCCACTCACCAAAGGAGGAGACTCTACTAAAGGGAATTTACAATTAATTTGTAGAAGCTGTAACAGTAGAAAAGGACCTCTTGACGAAAAGGACTTTCTAAAGATTGTAAAATGGATTTCAAAACAATCTATGGAAGTCAAGCAATATCTTTTAAGAAAACTAGCTAAAGGAGGAAGGTACTAATGAAAATTACCTTACTAGGATATGAATTAACGCTAAAAAAGAAAAAGAAATATAACTACTTAATGAAAGTTCCCAATGATAATTACAAACCTTGGTTACCTAATTATCTTCAACAGCATAATAGACCTTATAAGTACCTTCGTACAAAGGCATCTGTTAAGAAATATATTTCAAAAGGAGGACAACCATGGCAAAAAGAAAGCTGCCCAAAGATTTCTTCAGAAGAGCAGTAAATGACCTTCATAATAGAGTGCTTGCACTCGAGGTTACTTTTACTCATTTCTTAGAAATGGAAAAGAAAGAAAAGAAACTTGAAAAGTTTATGGAAAAAAAAGGAGGTAAAGAATGACAATGCAAATATCAATCGAGAAAAACCCCAGTATGACTATATATTTTCATGGAATAATGAAATTACCACAATTGACGTATGAATCAGAGTATAGATGGACTTGTACACTTTATTATATGTCAGGCAGTGATAGCTTTACTGTAAATGGAGTCTCATGGGACCCACCCCCTAAAGAAGAATATAAAGACAAAGCAGAGAAAAGAATTGGTGATTTATGCTTAAGGTTATGGAACAAACAAGACCAAGAAAGTCATAAAGATATTATTCAATACCACGACCCCGGTGATGAACAAGAGCGTGAATATACTATAGCAGACTTTGGTGCTGATAATATAAAACGCTATAAAGATAAACGAGTAAAATTGAATAGAAGATATTCTACAAGAAGAAAGCAGCCATGAGTAAGAATTGGAAAGATTTTGTAAATTGGGAATTCCCATATAAAGGACATGTTATGTCAAATCCTCAATACTTAAAAGACAGGGAAAAGACATTTAAAAAGAATGGTAATGGGTGGTGGTGTAATGATGGCACAGGATGGGAAATGAGCAAAGAAACTCCAGCTCAAAAAATGAGGAATCAAAAAAATGAATAAAGTCTACTTAACAAGAGAAGACTTCCTAGCATTTGCTAGAGTTAGAAAAAGTGGAGACTATAAAAGTATGTACGATTCTAATGCAAGGCATGCTGCTAAACTTTCAAAAGAGAAGTGGTTAGAAATTATAAAGCAGTATAAAAACTTAGAAATCCCACGTTGGATAAAGGAGGATACAAGGAGTGAATAAAGAAATATTAGACCAAATCAAGACCAGACTTGAAATCGGAGCTAAGAAGTATGGAGAAGAGCTCAACCCAAAAGACGGAAGAGAATGGCTGCAAGAAAGTATAGAAGAGATGCTGGATGCCTGCGTTTATCTTTCTGCCAAACTAATGCTTATCAAAAGCAAAGAAAAGGGATGAAAGACAAAGTCTCCAGTTGGAGAAAAATTAAGAATATCTGGACATGAAGTTGAGTTAGTTATAGAAGCTTTGGACAATGCATCTGCAAACACTTATATTAGCGGAGATAATAATGCAAAATCCATTGAAATTAATAGACTCTCAGATAAACTTAAAAAAGCAGGAAAAGTATAGGGCAGGTCTTACTAAATTAATAACTAAACCTCTAAGCTGAATACATAGGTAAAGAGGATGAATAAATATGTTTAATTGGTTATATAAATTGGTTGGTAAGTAACGGTTGGCGTCGTACCTGCCCTAAAAGCAATGTTCAGCGTTCGGAAGGGAAGAATTGGTGAATTAATAGTAATGAGTGATTTACTAAAGAAAGGGTATGATGTCTACGAACCAGTAGTTGACGATAATGGAATTGACCTGTTAGTATCGAATGGCAAACTTATAAAGAGTGTGCAATGTAAGATGCACAATGTGGCAGTCAAAAGTACATCAGTCGAAATCAATACAAGAACTTGCCACAATGCTGATATATTAGCAGTCCCAATTGTACAAAAAGATTGTGTCTGTTATGTACCAACATCAAAAGTAAAGAGAGCTTTTACTATTGCTTACCTACCAAGCTTAAGCGGGCAAAAGCTATTTAGAAACTGGTATGAAGATTACCTTGAATTCCCATGGGAGGATTAACTATGCCAAGATGGAGTGTCCATTGGACATGTTGCGAATGTGAAAATCATTTCACAGACTTTGGAGGAGAAGTTGAAGAGAGAATGTGCTATGACTGCTTAGATAAGGAAGAAGATAGTGCTGAGAAATATAGTAAAGAAAGGCTAAATTTAGCAAAGAGCATAAAACAAAAAGGGGAGGCTTAGTCCTCCCCCCGCTCTTTAACTATTTTTTTTTATAACGACCTTAGACAGGAATCAATCTTCCATTAGGGTCGACATTAGCTGAGCAGCTCCCCATCCAAGCATACCAATCCCTCCACCAATCTTTAACCTAGAGGGTAACCATCTTTTAGTCATATACTTTTTATAATGCTTAGAACCAGACTTTGCTCTTGTCTCAGCTTTCCTTCTTTCCTCTAATACCTTTTCTTGAGCCTTAATCACACTCTTATGCTGTTTCCCTAGCTTGTCTACACCCTCAGGTTGCCCTACTCCATACCTGTCTACAAGGAGCTTAACCTTAGCCTGACTTGATATAGGAGTAATCTTTTTCTTAGGGGATGTTTTTTTCTTTTTAGGCTTATCAATAAGACTTTTTTCTACAGCTTTTTCTACTTCGACTACTGCCTTATTGAAGTCCTGCTCAAAACTTGCTATCTTTAAAGTTTGTGGCTTTACATAGTTCAAACCATTTCTATTCATTTTTATATTGAACAAGTCTCTTTTATCTGAGGCTAGTAATTTGACCACATCAGGATTATTCTTATCCCAGACTACCATTCCATTATAACCACCCCAATCAAAGTTTGTTTTTATAGCTGGTGATAGGTTGAAAGCTATCTTATTTTTAGTTAACTGTCTAAACATTGGCTTCCCCTTTTTATTCTGGAGTAGGCCTACATCATCGAGTACGCTTAGTAAACTTGATTGAGTTAATTGACCATCCTGCCTGAGAGCAGCAAGTTGCTTAAAAGCATTATAAACTCTTGGTTCGAACTGTATGCCTCTTAAGGGATTTTGTATAGCTTGCCTTCCGTATCTCTGTAAAAACATTCGTCTATTAGGAGATATCCCTTGTACATCCTTCATATAAGCAAGTTCTTCTCTGCCAACGTCTTTAATAGCTTGATTTATTGTGCTATTAGATACAAAATCAATTGTCCCTTTCCTCGAACCTTTTCTCCCTACATAATCTTTTAAAGTCTTGGACTGTCCTCGTGCTCCTTCATAAAGTCTGGCATTCGAGTAGTCACTAGTAATCTTAGCATGAGACTCTTTTACTTGAAAAGTAATATCCCTCTGTGCCTGTTTAAATGTATAGTCCTTGTCGGATAAATATCGCTCTGCTATTTTTTTTATATTCCCATGGTTCTCAGTAATCTTTCCTGCTAAGCGATTACTCACGCCACTGCTTTTATAAGCATAAGAGTCTCTTGGGTCAAGTCCTTGCTTGATAGCACTAGCACCACCCCTTATCCCTTCTTTTGCAGCTTTAGAATATCTACCAACCTGTGTTATCCCTTTCCGATAGAATCCGGGGAGAAAGTTATGCATAGAAGCAGTTGACATTTGCTTAAAATTAGGGTCTTGCATAGCTCTTTTTAATAAGCTTCCCCCTGCTATAACTGAACCACTACCTGCTAATACTGGATAGATATCGTCTCTATCAGGCATTCTCTAATTCCTCGTCTTCTTTTAAGCCTTGCTTAACTTGCTTTACAAACTGTACATATGGAACTCCAGTCAACTTTGAAACTCCATAGACAGGATTCTGCAATACCCCACCCGGACCAGCTATATCCTTAGCAAGTCTTCCAAATGGGAACATTGTCCAGACATAGTAATTAGCCAACTTCTCATAGTCACCAGTTACCATACCCTT